GAATCTAAGAGGATATTCACTGATACAGTGATAAGGGACTTGGCACCAAGCAGGAAAAAAGTTGCTAAATTGGCAAATTAGTGCTTGACTTTTAACTTAAAATAGGATAGAATCACTTATATTATGGCATTATTACCAGCATTTTACACCACTACTCGCATGAGTGGTAAATCTAAAGTAAAGAAAAAACCAGGATGGAAACAGCGACAAGCCAAGCATGATGCTTGGTTGCGTGAAAATGGTGTTCATCCTGACCAGCTAAAAGCTAGGAAAAAGGAGTTTGTACCATTGAAGATATCACAGGCTGAACAGGAAAGAGCGAAAGCTAGGGAAGATTATGATAAGAAGTATCCTTCAGTTTCTAATGGTATGCGTGGTAATACAGCTAAGAAAGAGCCAATGGTATATACAGGTACATTGGTGAAAGGTATTGCTCAGATGCATAAATCTAATGCTGTACCGATTATTAATAAGGAGCAGGCAATTGATGTTGCCAAGATGAGACGAGGATGAATACCGAAACTACAATATTACAGGTTCTATTGTATTCTGGGATATTATTATATCTTGGCTATACGATGGGTAAACAAAACCACAGAGAGATTATCCGCAAAACAATTGATGGGTTAGCAAATAGTGGTTTTTTAAAATGGTATTGGAAGGATGGCGAAAAGGAGTTCGTAAAATGGAGGGATCCATATCCTGAAGATATGAAAATCGAGAATGAAAATGATTAAAAAGTTTTTCACAACACTATGGGGACAACCAGATAAAGGCATACATAACGAGCCAGATCCAGATCCAGCTGAATTGTCCATTGATAACGCATATAAAACAAGATGGATCTGGTATCATACTATTTTAGGAATTGAATTGTTTTTGGTAAATGTATTGCTGATTGCTATTCTTGTCGTATTGGCTGTTAAATTATAAAAGGAGTAAATTATGGACCATGTTAAACTACAAAATCGTATCGCTCACTGTGCTGTTCGTAGAGATATCGCAGGACTGAACGATGTTAAGCAGGATATGCTTACTGAACAAGAACGACTAGATCGTTGGTTCAACAAATATCTTCATGTGGCAGGTGACCACTTGAATCCTGATAATCCAAATACCAAAGCATGGTCTTTGTATAATCTAAAAATGTCGGAGTATGGTAAGGTTGAGGATAGACTAACAACTATCAACCATTATCTAAATAAATATAACAATAAAGAGAGAGTATATGAGCGAATCAGCAACGACGGATTTTCCTACTCTATTTGAGAATAGTAAATCTTTCTCTATGTATATAGAGAAAATGGTAAAGGAGAAAGCTGGGATATCTCATCTTGATGCTATACTTGAATATTGTAGCAAAGCAGAGATTGACCCAAAAGAATTAAAAGGATTAATTAGAGGTGCACTCAAAGACAAGTTAGAAGCCAACTATCAGGATTTAAATTTCTTGCCTAGAACTGCAAAGTTGGATGTATAAATGGATGGATATCGTGTATATAAATTGTACATGGCACTTAAACTACACTTCCACAATAAGAAGTATGATGTTTTTACAAACCATGGAAGCATTCGTGGGTCTCGTGAAAAGTTTTACACGAGGAATGATGTTAAATTATTTGAGAGGTTAGGAGATGCGTATAAATCCGATCGTGATATTGTTGACTATTTTGTTTCTAATTTCAGTTATGGTCATGACGCAACTCTATATTCCCGAATCACATCTGATTCCTATTATACCAACTGGTGTAGAGTCCGTGAAGCATTACATAGTACATTCAAGTCCGACCTTGATACTATTACATTACATTTAGAAAAGGAAAAGATGTCGGAAAAAGATTTATATAATTTTAATGGGATTATTCCTGAGTTGATGAAGATGGTTCTTGGTGAACATGTTCATGTACAAACAGTTTGTATCCTAGATAAATTTAAAGGATTCTTTGAGAACTGGCACGACAAAGCAGGAGTTGCTTTTGAAGAAGATGTTCTCAGGATAACGAAGACGAAAGGATTCGTTAAGTTTGAAAAAAACAGATTTGCTGAGACATATAAGTCTTTCAATGATGATTTAATTGAACTAAATACTAATGCTTGATTTTACTTTTAAGAAAATATCAAGTAATATTAAAACATACAACGCATATAAAGCATATTTAAGGAGTAAAAATTATGGTTGATTTAAACAGCTTGAAGTCGTCGTCTATGGCAGACTTCTCAAAAATATCTGGAGAGTTCGATAAAATCGCAAATCCCCAGACATCCCAAAAGCAAGGTCCAGATGAAAGATACTGGAAACTTGACCCAGATAAAGCAGGAAACGCAACAGCAGTTATTCGTTTTCTACCTCGTGTAGAAGGTGATGAGTTGCCTTGGATTCGTGTTTTTTCTCATGGCTTTCAGGGTCCAACTGGTAAATGGTATATTGAAAACAGTTTAACTACATTGGGTGAGAAAGACCCTGTGGGTGAATTGAATTCAAAGCTATGGAACAGTGGTTCTGAAGCTAATAAAGATATCGCTCGTAAACAAAAAAGACGATTGTCATATATTACTAATGTCTTGATTGTCAGCGATCCAAAACATCCCGAGAATGAAGGACAGGTCAGACTGTACAGGTTTGGTAAAAAAATCTTTGATAAAATCATGGAGAAAGCTAGACCTACATTTGAAGATGAAAAACCAGTAAATGTATTTGACTTATGGCAAGGAGCAGACTTCCGACTTCGTATGAAGAAAGTTGCTGGCTTCCCTAATTATGATGAAAGTCAATTTACTGATGTGAAAGCAGTTCCAGGGTCTGATGAAGAGTTGGTTGGCATTGTTGAAAAACAGCATAAGCTATCTGAGTTCGTCGCACCAGACCAGTTCAAATCTTTTGAAGCACTTTCAAAAAGATTGATGGAAGTTCTTGAGGATGAAAACGCAGGATTGGGAACAGCAGAAGATGCAATTCTTGAAACTGTGGCAGCAGCACCTGCACCTAAGAGTGCTCCTGCACCTGAGCCAGTCGCAAAGGCTGAGCCAGCAGCACCTAGTGCTGAACAGGAAGAAGATGTAATGTCTTACTTCCAAAAAATAGCAGACTCTGAGTAATACATTCAAAATCTGCGGAAAGGGGGACTTCGGTTCCCCTTTTCTTTTTTTATGAAAGGAAAAATATGAAAGAATGGTTTGATGTAATTATGGATCCCACAAAGAATGCTCTATCAGGATTAAATTTTCAAGTTAAGTTTATGTCTATGCAGATATTAGCTTGGTTATGGTCAGCAGTGTTTGGTATCTATATAATAGAAAGCATATATGCCTTTGGTATATCTGCTGCAGCACACGCATTACTAATTACAGCGACTGTATTGACTGCAATTTATTTTAAAGAAGTAAATAAAGAAAGGTACAGTCAAAGTCTAAGAGGTAAAGGTGGAGAACATGAGTAAGAAGGAAAGAATATTTTGGTTTATAATTGGACTCTTACCCTTTGTGGGTCTTTTTATAGCTTGGTACTTAGGATATGTCCCACTATAAAGACGACTTACATGTATTCACTGTATCTTTTATAGTGCTTCCTGATACTAAAATGCAATACCAAGATGTTCATGAACATACTTATGGTGGTGCTGGAGAATTTATTAGAACACACTCAAAACAACACCAAGTAAAAAGTATTGCCTACAAAGAATATTGGGGACCGAGTGGTTTGATTAATGGGGAGAGGAAGTTTCCTTAACTTGCGTATTTCTGTCCAAACTGATACAGGTTATCGCCATTCTTAGTACTCTTAGGAAATTGTAAGCCAGTACTATTAGAATTGGTATTATTTGATACATTAGTATTATTCACAACAGTAGTATTACCACCACCACCAGCTAATCCTTCAGGAGTTAAATCTAACAATGGTCTACCATCCAGTGCCATGTCATTCTCAATACCTTTCCCCATGTCTTCTATACTGACACCATTAACAGTACTAATAGGTGTGAAGTTTAGTGCATCTGCATTTCTCTCATCGAAATCTTTTATCTTCTGTTCTGCGGAAGTTCCTTCACCAGCTGGTGCACCTTCACCACCTTCTACTTCTGTTTCGCCATCTCTGAATGGGAAAAATCCACCAAAGGATACTTCTGTACCAATAATTGGAATCTTAAATGAGAAAGCAGGAATACCAAAATTATCCATGATAGTATCAAAGAAACTGTAAACCTTTTCTTTCAAACCATCAAAGCCAAATAATCCAGCTACAGCATCAAGTATATTCAAGAAGAACTTCGGTATGATTAATATTAAATCAAAGAAGAAGTCAGATATATTTTTGAATAATCCTTCGCCATCGGTATTGGTAAATATATTCATTAATGAATTAAATAATTCTAGGATGGGTCGTATTGGTGCCATGATTATATTTGTCATAAACTCTACAATATGAGATATGAAACCTGCTATACCATCTATTAGTTTACTGAACATACTGGCGAATGAGAAACTATTAAGCATCTCTGCTGCTTTATCAAACCCAAACATACCAAGTACCCAAGCAACTGCTCCTTTAAGCATATCAAGTGGACCAAATATTAATGAGTTGAATAAACCTTTAACAGCTCCAGCGATACCACCTATAATACCACCTTCAGCGAAACCTGCTAATGCTCCTTTGATTGTATCAAATAAAGTGATAATAATTAATAGTGGTAAAAATACCTTTGAAGCAACTTTGGCTACAGCACCAATCGCCTTACCAAAGGTTGATATTGATGTCATGATACCTCTGAAGAAACCACTTATTCTACCAAAGATACTTACACCTGTTGAAACTGATTTGATTGCTCCCTTTAACATCTTACCCAACGCAATAAATGGTTGGAATAAAATAGATAAACCTTTCATAAAGTTTTTTAATGCCTGAGGAGTTTTTCCTAATGCACTTGCACCACCTGATGATTTGAATAACCCAGTTAGTGGTTTAAGTAAATTAGAAAAACCTGTTCGTATGGCTGTACCGAAACCTTTAACAGTTCCAGTTAAACCTCTGAATAATGCTCTTATTTGTACTTGAAGTCTTGCAGGTGTGAATGCTTTTGCGAATAGACCAATAGTTTTAAGTTGAGCAGCAATAAGACCGATTAGTGAACCAATAACAACAGCAAGGACTTTACCAAACTTGCCTAATTTACTGAACGCAGATTCTTCTCCACCACCACCACCATCATCTTTCTCGGCTTTACCTGCCAATATTTCTAGATAACCAGCCATAGCTGTAAAGACTTTCATCTGCTCGCCAGTTTCTTCTTTACTGGGCATCATCTCTGCTATTTTATCACCAATAAGATTAGCCAACTCCTCGTTCTTAGGAGTAGCTTTCCTTCTATCTGGTAATGCGTCCTTATCGGATGGAGTCTTTTTTACTCCTTTATCTTCTTGTGGTAGTGCCATCTAGTTTCTCATCTTTAACTTTTGTTGTTCGTGTTTAGCTTTTTCTTCCTCTAAGTGTTTATGAAGCATAGTCGTATATATCTCTCGCTCGAATGGATACATATTTTCCAGCTCAGTCAAGGAATATTTGTGATGTTGCATTAAAGCGAAGTTCGTCTTATAATGGTTCATCAACGACTCATGGCTGAGCATTATCCAAAAAAATTCTGTAAACCCTCCAAAGTTCTCTGATGAACTTTGCCACAATTAGGACAAGTATATTCAATTTTATGAGTCATCTTTGGCATATGCTCAAAGAAATCTCTTATCTTAGAAAACTGGTCAGAAGTAAGATTGTTAATAAAATCATTTACTTCTTCAACAGATTGTTCTTGAATATAATGGAGTTCGTCTCCTTCATAAATAACTTCCATTGAATCCATTATAATATCAAATACTTTATCAGGATCGCTATCTTGATTTAATCCTTGATATTTAATAATAGTTTCCAATGTAGGATACTTCATTACAACTCCTACATCTCCCCATAAGTCTATTCTTTTATTGTGTCCTTCTGGGAAAGTGGCAGGTATCGAGGTAATATCTACCGATAATTTTACTTGAGCTTTGGGGTTGTCAACACAACCAGCTTCTTCATTATCGCATTTACCGATTATCTCAACTATCTCACCTACAGATTTTCCTCTCATCTGAGCGAAACAATATTCTAGGTCGAAAGTTGCTAATCGTTTAACTTCTATTTCTTCTTGTACACAATTAGTAATTAATTCACGCAAGGTATTAACCATTGTCGTTTCATTTTCTGATTGCATAGCAAGCATCAATGCCTTTTCGTCTTTAACAACGAATGGTCTAAATTTTACTTCTTGACCAGTAGAAGGAATTGTGAGTGGATGTAAAGCACTCGCATGTTTAGGTAAAGCCATTATTTGTCTCCTTCAATCGGGACATTCTTCATGTCCTTAATTAGTTTATTCAATTCAGTTGTTGAGCCAACATAGATAGAATTATTTTGAACTCCTGGAGCTCTCTCTTCTTTCTTGCCTTCTAACTTCTGTTTTTGCTGATGTAAATCTAATAGCTGTTGATTTATGTCAGCTTGTTGTTTCATGAGATTGCCTACAACTTCAAACGCACGAGGGTGTTCTGATTGTTTAGCTATCTCTAATGCATGATTAAGTGCTTCTTGACCTTTGTTTAAAATCGTTAATAGATTTAAACGAGTAGTATCATAATCACTCTCAATCTTTGCTTCTTTCGGGTCATATCCCGACATTACATTTGCTGCATCATCTACAGCAGATGGTAATTCATTTGCCTTAGCAATTATATCTTGATGCCCAGGAAGTATATCAGTTGGGCATGCTGCATCAGGATTATATACTGGTGTCCCATCAAATCCTGCTGGAAGGTCAAATACCTTGCCTAGTCCTTTATCAATTTTACTCATTAGTTCCTCTTACCAAATTTTCTTCGACCTCTGGCATTATTACCACCATAAGTCACATAGCCACCTGAATGGGTGACTGGGTTGCCTTTGCCATCTGTTACAACATTTTGAGGTATATCCTCTTCAATTCTATCAATAATTCTTGGCTCTTGTCTAACACCTGTTGGTGGATCGCCAACTTCTGCTGGCAATTTACTCTTAGCATACTGAGCACCTCTCCAATATCTGTAGGAAAGTGAAACTCCAATCTTCATTGCATCTTTACCTTCAGCAGTTAGCTGTATAGGATTTAATGTTTTAGGATATGCTTCATATAAAGTACATCCATAAATTTGTTTATCTGCTTTATCTAAAACAAATATAGTAATATCTTTTGTGTAGTTTTTATAATAGTTAAACTTTCTTGTGACTGGATCTATAATTTGTGATGTCCAGTTATCCCAATATGTTTTTACTTTCATTGGGCGATCTACATAAAACTCTAAGTTGATTGCTTCAAATAATCTTTCATAAGGCATCTCTCTATATTCACCAAATGTTCTTGCTGGAGTGGTAGAGTTATTGATTCCTGGAAGTTGTGCTTGAGAGCAATACATTAATAACATGCGTGACATGTCTGGACCTTCAAAATTAGGAAGGACAACAGCATATCTGTTTACTACAGCTAATCCCTCTTTCTTAACTTGAGAGGTAAAATCGTTGAGTGTAGTCTTTGGTGCTTCTTGAAAATTATCAGCCATATAACTATTTAGTTAGATTCTTTTATATTCTATGTTGGGATCGCCAGTTATTTGCTCCATTTTATCGTAAGCAAGTCCTGGAGGGATGTCTAAATATCTCCTATCAAAGTCAATCAGGAGTATTAGTCGGTGTTCGAAGGAATAATTATGAGCAGAATGAGTATATTGATTATTAAAACCGAAGCAATCAGACCAATCCACCTCTGAACCATTTACCTCTAAGAATATATCTCCCTTGGGTATATGTAGTGGTATATGTACTCTCAGGTGATGTCCACGACGATTCTCAGGTCCAGTATGCCTATGTATTACCGAATCCTTTACTAATATGCTATAATTAGCGATAGGAACGACTTCTTCATACTGCTTTAATATCTTATTTGCTGTAGGATACTGGGGTCTGGCTTTCTCTCCTTCTGTATCACGATATATTGTAGAGGGTGGTTGGTATTTTAAATATACATTTTGCCATGCGTCTAGCTTTGCTGGTTTCTTATCTTTACTACCTGAAGCATGACCCATACTATCCCTACTCATTACAGGCACAGCTTTATTATCTAACACCCATTGTAATTTTTTATCCATGCTCCACTTTTCATCTAAGTGACCAACGAGGTCATTTATTAGATTATCTTTCTGAGCAGATAACTCATCAAATATATTATCTAACTTAGGATACTCTCCTCGTTTAAATATCTTTTGTTCTTGTATTTCTCGTAGTCTTTGTTTTGGTATTTCTGACCACCATGGCAAATTAATCATTATCTATTGCTCCTGACTTCCAACTTGGATTTAATACTTCCCCATCTCGTTCGTAGTCAACCAGATATTTATCTGTACAACCAGTGAGGTCTTGTAGTTTAGTTATGTAATAAGATGTGGGTATGCCAAGGAATGGTCTATATAAATCTAGTATCATGACCAATCTATGTTTACCTGTTCTGTTGTGTGCTGAATGTACGATTTGATTATTAAATGCGAAAGGTGCTTCGCTAAATTGTATCTCCTCGTCATTTACCTCTAGGAATATATCACCTTCAGGAATATGGAGGGGAAAGTGTAATCTTAAATACTTACCATCTTTATTTTCATGACCAGTATGACGCAGTACAACTGAGTTTGGGGCAATCATTGAGTAAGTAATTACATTTATCCATTGTTCATATTTTTCTAAAATAGATCTTAACACTGGTAATCTATCACGATTCTTTTTCATTCGCTTTTCCATTACACCTTTACCAGCTTCTCCTGGATTCCAAATTAAATTAAAAGCATGCCAACTGTCGAGGTTTCTCTTACCTAACTGTTTATTTCCTACATTGGCTTCTTTCGCCACCTTATACCCAGCAGTTTCAAATACAGGTAAAGTATCCTCTTCATACATTTTATTTAATCGTTGTTGTATATTGTCTCCTTCATAGGGAAGTAATACTTCTTCTAGTAAGGCAGGGCAGAGGGGGAGTATGTGGTCAAAGACTTCATCTAACATAGGGTATTCGCCATGTCGGAATATTCCCTGTATTTTTGAGTTGTGTAATTTTTCTCTAGACCACTCTGCGTATTCTGGCAGTTTCATATAATATTATCCTTGTGCTATTTCTAAACTTTCTCTCCAAACACGATCCCTAGTAGCACCTGAAAATCTTTCAACTGGTAGCATCATAGCAGTATTCCAGTTGGCTGAGTTTACTTGTAAGAATTGTGATTTTACTTGTGTCTTTAAATATTTTTTTACAGCAGGTCTGCCGAGTGCTAACCTTGACGATCCTCGTATAGTGTTCCATTGAAACTTCAATCGTGTAGTATCGTCCATCTTTTTGTTTGATGCGTATGTCATCAATCTATCTAACAATCTAATGCGTAATAGGTATGGTAGATAATGCATGTTTAAACCTAAGAAATACTCTGATTGTATTTCAAAAGGAAACACCAAAGGGAATCTATCAAAGTATGGTAATGTATCAGCACCTTTGGCTTCATATTGAAACATATACATCCTGCCAGGAAGTAATCGTGTAGAACGACCTGCTTGTTTCATTATTGCCTTTGGCTGAGGTCGCAGTTGACGCAACCTTACAACTTCTTTATTAAACCATCCTCTGCTTTTCTTAGCAATGTCTGGGTCAGTTGCTGCCTTATCGAAAAAAGTTTGTGTTGGTGTTTTAGCCACTTATCTTTCCTAGTCGTTGAAGCATAAGTTTGTTTGCTTCATGTAGTTTTTCTATTGCTTCTTTTGACTGACCACGATATGGTACAGCCATAAACTCTTTAATCATTTGAGCATTGATAGACTTACCATCTATCCATACATCGCCAAGTATTCTACCGAACTTACCAGTCTCGTAATCCTTGTATGTTTTGATTGAAAGATTCTTACCTTTTTTTAATGCTTCAGTCAAATATTTCTTAGCTAAAAGACCTCGGATCTTTTCTTCTTTATTTCTTGTTCTTGATTCGGGTGTATCGATACCAAACATTCTCACTCTAGACTTATACATTATATCAAATCCTATATCAATAATAACATCAATGGTATCACCATCGACTATCTTTGTGACTTTATGTATTCTGTATGAAAAATCAGTTGGATCTCCCAGTTTTGGTTGGGGCATAATATCTCCTTTTTATTCTACTATTTAGTCTTTTTATCTAGACCAGTCTTCCATGTAAGACCTAATTCATCTTCAGTCAATATAATGAACTTTTGACCACGATCTAATGCGTATTGTTCTGCTGCTTTCCACTTGGCTGCATTTACAGTATATGCTTTTGACTCAGCCAAATACTTTTTTGTCCTTCTTCCAGTAAATTTAGGAGGTGAGCATTGTACTTTTGGTTTTATTTCAACTAAATAGGTGTGTATCTGGTCATGTTTATTTTTGACTTTTATTGTAAAGTCTATAAAGTATCGATGCAATCGGTTATCTACTGGCGATCTATAAGGCACAACTGTTTCTTCAGATCTCCATTTTAACACATGATTAGATCTATCGCACCAAGAAGCGAAACGAGTTTCCCAACTAGAACGCATAATAATGTTCGTTGGGTTTCCTTCGTACTTCTCGGGATTTAATGGGGTGTATTTTCTTTTGTGAAACATAACTAAATATATCCTATACAACTACTATTTAGGGGTCAAATATACATGTCATCAGCAAGGGGTGCATCATTAAAAAACGCTGGGTCGGTCACGCACTCACATCACAGTTCCACATCATCAACAACTACTACTCGTACAAGTCAAGCAGTAGTATCTGATGAGGATCTAAATGATGCAGTAGAAGAAACGAATAAGAGTCCTTCTTATGCAGTCACGCACTTATCATATCCAGAAGATATACTAAATGTCCCAGATTATGGTGGCAATTATGTTATGTTCTTTATTAATGAAAGGCAAGAATCTAAGATAGCACAAGACACATCAAGAGTACTTGAGGATGTAGATCCAGGTGTTGGTCGTGCTATTAATGGTGCTGGCTTCAGTAATTTTGCTGCCATAGGAAGTAGTTTCCTAACAGGAGCAGGTGCTGGTGCTTTACTTGGTGGATTATTTTCAGGTGCTGCTGGTGGGATTTCAAAAGGTGCTGCTTCACTTGGAGCAGCAGGTGCTGTATCAACAGGAGCATTAGGAAACTTTGACAGTTTAAATCCTTCAGCACTCGGTAAGAAGTTTTCCAAACCATTAAAAAGAATGAAGCATGCTATCGCTTTACACATGCCTAACAACTTTGCTATTCGTTCTGGTGCTCAGTATGAAGAAGCAGAAACATTTATGACTCAAGCATTTATGCAAGGTGCTGATGTACTTGCTGCAGGTGCAACTGACTTGGTAAAAAACTTGTCAAGTAAAAAACCTGCATCAGAATCTATAGCAGGTCTAGTAAATGATTTAACAGCAGGATCTGCTGGTGTTGCTCAAGCAGCAGCATTACAAAATATTCCAGGAAGTGAAGCAATACAAGCCATGGCAGGTGTTGCTCCTAACCCGAAAAAAGAACAAATATTCAAGAACATGGACTTTCGTACCTTTCAGTATGACTACCAGTTCTTCCCTCGCTCTGGCGAAGAGTCAAACAATATACGAAATATTGTAAACACATTTAAATATCACATGCATCCTGAGTTTAAAGATGATGATGGTTTCTTATACCTATATCCAGGAGAGTTTGAGATATTCTACTATATTGGTGACTCTATAAACCCATATATACACAAACATACATCAGCTGTATTAAAAGAAGTGAATGTAAACTATACACCACAGGGTCAGTTTACTTCGTTCGATAATGGAGCTCCTACACAAATTAACATGACATTATCCTTTCAAGAACTATCTATCCTTACTAAAGGGCATCTTGGGGCGATGGGTGAAACTCCTCCAAAAGAGCAAACCCCAGCAGATGGTGTTGAACCAGATATGAGTCAATAATGGCTGATACATATTT